GGTTGTTGGAGTTGTACCTAAGTCACTAAAGTCTAAACCGTTAAATGTAGTGCTTACAAAATTTAATGTAGCACCATTATAGTTTGTAACACCTGTGTTAGAACCTGTTAAAACACCAGTCAATGATGAACCATCTATTGCCGGAAGTGCACCTGTTAATGCTCCTGCATTAATAGTTCCTGAAACTCCGTCTATTAAAACAGTTGAATCATCAGCAGCAATGGTGCCGTTAAATTCACCTTCAAATTTTCCTGTAAATGTTTGTGTTAGACTATCAAAAACTTTTGTACTGTCATCTGCAAATATGTCACCTTGCACATCTTTGATCTGTAAACTGCCACCACTTACAACAATATTTCCTGCATTATCACTTTCTAATCTTACACCACCAATGTATAAAAAATCTTTGACATACAAATCTGTCCATTGTTTGCTTGCACTGCCTAATGCATACACACCGTCAGTTGACGGTATCATATTAGAACCAATACTATCTAAATCTAGACCACTAGTTGCATATAGTTCGTCAAAGTTGTCGTTGATTTTATCAAATGCTGTGCGTAAAGGATCACCGTCACCTTTGTTTACGCTTGATCCAATATTTACAATTTGCTTTGCCATTATACTCTCCCTACCACAACTTCAACTGTGCCTTTGCCTTCGTCGGTTTTCTCTCCTACTGCTTTACCAATTACTTGCCCAACACCTGGAGAGTTATTAACTATAGCATATCCTGGTATGGCGCTTGTAACCAACATATCTCCTTTAGCTACTTGTCCTAGTACCTTACATGGTACACGACCTTGTAGTGCTATTGCTGTAACATGTTCGCCTTCTAGATTTGAATTCATTAAGTGTGCAGGATTCGTTGATACTACTCCAGCTACTCTAGTGTTACCTTTTTCATTTGTAATTGTAATCTCTTGTGCACCACCAAATACTAACACAGTACCTTCTTCATAGTCAACGTCTGCTAAATAATTCTCTGCCAAGTCAGCGTATTGTGCTGAAGTTGCAGTTCCATCAAACACACTTGCATAAACTGTGTTCCATTTTCTAGATGAGTTACCTAAGTTTCGATTGTTTGCAGTTGCGTCTGGTTCTATATGTGAATCAATTCTTGCAGTAAATGTTACTGTGTCAGATGTGGCATCACCTAAATTTGTGCTTCCTGCTACATCCAGTCTGTCGTTTACATTTACATAACCTGTTCCCTTGCCTGCAAGTGTAAGATTAGTATTTGTGCCACTATAGGCTGTAATTGAATCAACATCCAAACTGTCGGTAATATTAACATTACCTGTTCCATTACCACTTAAATCAAGATCGCCATTTGTAGTTAAACTAGTTATGTCATCAATTTGCATACCTGAGTCATTAACTGTAGCTTCAACAGTGCCGTTGGTAACAAATACTATTGTGTTTGCTGCACTTTCAGTAAATCCGCCGCCTGCACCTAATCCTATACCTGTGCTTGTAGCATCTCGTTCAGTTAGAGCTTCAATAAAGTTACTGTACAACCAATCAGTTGATACAAAGCCTTCTCCTGTATAACTGCTTGCTGTATGGAAGTCACTCTCTGTAGTTTGTCCTGTACTACCTACGTCAATTATTCCAGGAAATTCTGTTACAAGAGATGCACTTGTTGTTCCTGTTGCATTTAGTATTACAGCCTGTCCCGGTGTTTTAAGTGTTAGTGTTGTACCAGTGCCAGTTGTTGTTGCAACTTCGTATGTGTCAGCACCACCTAGTATTAATCCTTGCGCTCTAATGTTGCCGTCGGATTGTGTTTTAACAATTTTGCTATTTTCACCAGTTGTAGTAACTTCAGTGGTACTATATGTATTTGCAGCTGTTCTAACAAGAACTTCGTCTCCACTGTTTGCAAACGCACCTAGTTCGCTGTCTCTAACTGCGCCACCTTCTGATAAAATTGTATCAAATGATATTGCACTTACTGCTCCTGCTCCTGCAGCACTTCTACCTAATACAGAGTCAGTAGCAATATGTTGCAATTTACCTGGGTCAATACCTGTTGCACCACTTGAACTAGTTTGTAGTTCTACAAATCCATTTGTATGTGTAAACTCTGTGTTCTTAAATGTTGCTACACCTAGATCACTCTGTGCAATACCTGTTGCGTTAGCTCTAGTACCAGCAGTATTCATAGCAAGTTTACTTTGTGCTATAGCAGCACTAGAATTTACATCAGCGTTTATAATAGCATCTGCTTCAATTTGGAAATCATATTCTGTACCCGAAGCAGTTCTTGTAACAGTAAGATTTATGTCACTTGCTGTTGCTTCGGTTGCATGTGATATTTCAGGGAACGGTCCGCCTACATCTGCTTGTAGTGTAGTGGTTAGTCCTACTGCTTGAGCTACTCCATTATATATTGTTTCTGCATCAGGATCAAATGTTCCTGTTCCTACAGTGTATACAATTTTCCTAATACTTCCAAATTGTTCATCATTGAGAGTTTCAATTTCAATAATAGTACCTGTTGCAGTTGGAGTAGTTGGATCATTTTGTATAGTATTGCCTGCGGTAAATGTTCCACCTGTTTCAGGTTCTGTATACAAGATTTGTTTGCCGCTGAATACTAAAAGTTCATTTTGACCAACTGTGCCTACAGTCGTATCACGTAGTTGTTTTACTGTTGCAAATGCGTTAGCATTATCGTCAACATAATTTTTATTTGTAGCATCGCTTCCGCTAGATGGCAAAGCAAGGTTTTGTATCTTATTAGAATTAAGATTTAAATTGCCTTCCATTGGACTTAGTCCGTTTAAAGGTAGGAAGCCAGTACCAATTCTATTTGCAGAAGATCCAATTTGTGCACCTGACTTAACATTAAAGCCTAGTACTCTGTTTATGTATCCACCAACTGCTTTTTCTGTAGGTGATGCCTGTCCTGAATCATCTGCAAAACTATCGTCTGCTGAGAATTCATTAATTGTAACACCTTTCTTAAATCCAAGTGCGTTAGCATTAGAAAGACCAATTTCACCAGCAAATGTAATATCACCTGTTGCTTGGTCTACGCTAAAGAACTTACCAACACGGAAGAATCCATTTTGATCCGTACTCACAAAGAACACACGACCTTTACGTCTTTCCCATACCTGAGCAGTACTAGCTGTTTCTGAGTCGGTATAGAAATCAGCTAAAGTGTTAACTGGATCACCTAAAATAACATTCGGATAGTTTGAATCATTAAATGATCCTGTTCCTATTTGTGTAAAATCATGGCCTGTAGCTCTCATAAGTGAAATACTTACTGTGATTTCGCTTGTAGCACCAGCTGCTAATCCTGCAGTCAATGTTCTTTCAGCGGCTGGTACTGCGCTGTTTAAACCAGCGCCACCATATCCACTGTTGATATTTGTACCGGCAATGTCACCGAAAGTAACATATGCCCAACTAGTCAGATTGACTGTAGTAGGCACACTGTTTGCCCCTAGTGCTCCACTTGTTGAACCTGTCAGCGTATCTGAGGTATTAAAAGTTCCAGTTATACTTTCTACTTCAATTATATTGCTGTTCACTGTAGCATGTATAATACCTGTAGCACCTGTATTAGCCTGTGTAATTGTTTCGCCTGCTGTTACTGAAATAGATCCTGTAACAGTAAACTCTGCAACATTTTTATAGTCGGTAATATCATGTGTTTTACCGTCCCAAACAAAACGCATTCCACTTGTGTACCCAGCATCTCCCGGATATCGACCTGCTTGTGTTGAACTATCTCGCGTAACTCTTTCAGTATCGTCGTATATATTTAATGCACTAGATGTCAATTGAGTAATAGCAAGTTTTGTATCTCCTTGTGCAGAACCATAACCACCACCTAATTGATCTGTTTTTACATCTAATTGTACAAAATCAAACCCAGCTTCAAATGTGGTTAATATTTCATCTGACGCAAGGTCTTGGCTGAAACTATCCTTGTTACTAAATGCAATACTTCTATATGTAGTATTATCACTTTCATCAAAGTTTATAGCTGTGCTTGGTCTAGTTACAAGATCATCTTGGGCACTTACATCAGCAAAGATATGGTTAAAACTATCTCTATATTCTATAATAGTACCGTCATTTACAGTAAGTTGTAAAGTTCCAAAGAAATCATCAGCTGAAACATCATCAGCTTTAAGATCTAATTTGTAAACATTATTGCTTAACACACCTGCGGCTGATCCAAAAATTGTTCCAACATCAAATGTTAAGTCGTTAGCTGGACTCGCTCCGCCTATAATATCGCCATTTATTGTAATTGTATCTCCAACGGAGTAACCAGAACCAATTGCACTTACTGTAATTGTTGCAGCATTAGGGGATCCAGCATGATCTAAAACAATGTTAAATGTTGCTCCTGTACCTGAACCTGTAGCAGAACTTGGTGAAATAGCTGTATAAGTTGCTTGCTGAGCAGCATCAGTAGTGATATTTACAGAAACTAGATCTACAGTACTAAAGCCTGTTACAACAACATCTCCAGCTTCGCCAGACACTCCGTCGCCGTCTACGTCACTTAGATTTGTAACTGTAGAAACAACATAATTTAACGTACCTGTCGCACCGCCATGGTCGATAGTAATTAAACTATTTGCACTAGGTGGTGTTTTTAAATCTGTTACTGTAATACTTGGATCATCAAATGCGTTTGTATATACTGCATTTGTAAATGCTTTGGCAGGTTGTACCATATCATTTTTAAGTGTAACCTGATCCGGAATTTCGTTAGGATCAGCACCCTCAGCAATTAAACCAAAGTTACCGTAACCGTTAGAGCAGTTAAGTCCTCTAATTTCCGAACCGTTGTTAGCATACATAGCTGTTTGGCAGTAGTATGTAAATGTCGAAACCTGCTCTGAGAATGCAGCATTGTTAGCAATCAAACCGTAACCTAAGTCGTTAATTTGTGTGAAATCGTTTGCTAACATACTTCTGTTACCAGCAGTTTGTAAGAAAATATCTCTTTCTACAGATGAGTCATCAAATTCTTCAACATCATATCCTCTACCTTTGTTGCTGTTAGCATCTAGATAAATTGTTGCTGTACCCTGTCCTTGGTCATAATCAGAAATAGCATTAACCTGGTAACGCTTTCCTTCTACGTAGAATGGACAAGGAAGCTGAGGCGGCCTTAATCTAAGACCTTCTCCAACATCACTTTGGACTGTAAGCGTGAATCTGTCTTCTGTCCGAGGTTGGCTTGTTACCCTTGTAGGTAAGTTACCTACATAAGCATCGACATACATACCACCAGCAAAAGTTTTCTTGTTTATACTTTTAGAGAAACTTGAAGCTGTTTGAATATATGGAGATTTAGTTAGTACCTGTCCTTGCGGATCAAGCACACACATAAATCCGCCATGTCCTTGAACAGTAACATTACGAATGATAGTCGCATCACTCATTAAAAATACATCCAATGCATCGTTACGTTTAGGTGGATTGTATGTTGGATCAAATACAAATGTAATTTTATCAATCAATTGCCCGACAACAGCCGCTGTTCCTGTTTCTCCAGATCCAAGTGAAATATCAATCGGCTCAGCAGCAATGACTGCGGCCGCTCCTGCTGTATACTCGCCAAATGTAATTGCATTTGTTAAGGCACTTACAAAAGTATGTGCTGATGTTTCAGACGAAGTACCAACATTTACTGTAATCGTGTTAACTGTTTTCGCTGTAATTTCTAATTTAGTCTGGAACGCTGGATCTGTTGATCTAGGAAATGCAACTGGATTAACGTTTCCATCTGATGCACAGGTAAATGTAAATCCGTTAAGTTCAATTTCAATATACTGACCTACTTCAAGGCTATGTGTGCCAATCGTTGCAACTAATATACCCGTAACAGGGTCATATGTTGCATTAGTCGGAGTAAACTGTGCATCAACTACAGTATAATTAGGAGCTACACCAGTTAACAATGCATTTGTAAGTTGGCTAATGTTATCTATAGCTGCTTCTGTTGCAATTTCTTGTGTACTGTCACCTAGTTGTGTTAAGTAGTCGCCGTTTGTAAGTAACGAATGATATGATCCTTGCACTTCGAGTGTCCTTACTTCGCCACCGTCAACTAAGTCTTTAATTAGTGCATCGACAATTAATGCTGTGTCTCGTCTACATTTAGCTTCTGAATAAGTTAAGTCAGGAAATCTATCACTGATATATCTAATAGTTTCTTCAATAATATAATCTTTGTTTTCTTTAATAATATTACTAGCAGTTGTATAACTACCTAAGTTTGTAACTGTCGGTCCTAGGTTTAATTCTTTACCAGCTTCTGATAGATAATGATAACCAAATTTACCTTGAGATACTCCGTCTTGGTTAAAGAATTCTGTTCCGCCATTATTAATAGTCAATCCATCAAACTCATTATCTCTATAGAAATATAAGTTTGCCCATTTACTTTGCGATACTCTAGGTACCCTTGAATCTGTTTCTGTTTTTGGTTTGATAATTACACGTCTAAACTCGTCACCTTTAAGTGACACGTTATTTGACAACCTAATAGGGTAGTCTTCTTCATATATACCTGTTTCAACCATAATAGTCACTTGCTTTTTAGCAACAAAGTTTCCGTATTCTAATGGCTCTTCTGGTTCAAAATCTTTTGCACTTAACAAATGTACTTGGAACACCGTTGGTCCAGGCTCATTTGATCCTGTCTGTGGATCTGTAGCAGATTCTGCTCCTACGTCATTTGTAAAGCTGACAATTTGACCAATTGCCTCGGAACGTTTACCTCTTATAACTTTACCTGGTAGTGCATCAGTATTATTTGGATTGGTTTGATCTGCGTATGAAGCTGCACCGTTTGTAACTACAATTTTATAAGTGCTTCCGTAAACAATGTCTCCACCTGAGTCTAATCCGTTTTGTATTATCGTATTGACTAGATCAAATTTATCTTGGATCGCTGCAATAGCATTGACATCTGCATCAAAGTCGTTTGCAATAGCTGTAGGTACGCTATCAGAACTTAATGAACCGCTTACTGATCCAGTGAATTCATTACCTGTATTGAAAGTTCCTGTTGTCTGTTCTAATTTAATTGTTGTTCCATTAGTTACTGACTCTTGAACAATACCTGTTGCTCCACTACCTGCTTGTGTAAGTGTTTCACCTGCTACTACTGAGACGTTACCTGCTGTAGTAATTGTAAAAACTGTGCCTAGATCTAAGAACTGGTCTTCTTCTGTTTGGAATACCTGTCCAACTATACCTGATGTAAATCCTGTAAATGCAGATGTATCAAATGGTGTAGTAAGAGCTTTATCATTATAAAGTTCAAATGTTTGTGTTCCTGTTACTCTGACGTATTTTTTAGTATTGTTGGTAATTTCTACCATACCTTGTATGTCTCTAAAAACAACAATATCTTTGTCAACTAATCCGTGTGCCGTGGTAGTTGTTACTACAGGAATTTCTGCTACTGTTATAGATGTAATATTTTTTTGATTAAATAAGTCGTTTGTTAAGATAGAGGTTGCAATATCTCTTGCCGCTACTATACCTGCAACAGTTTGTGTTAACTGTGTGGTAATTGCTATCCTTGCACTCACACCAGAATAGTAAGATTCAGCCGCTTGCCTTGTAAGGTAGTTTGCTGTAAGTCCTCTGTTGATGTCTAGTGCAATAGCATTTATTATCAGTTTGGTATCTCTAGCACACGTACTAGAATTATAAGCAAAGTCAGGAAAAGTTTTGTTAATATATCCAACTACTTCTGCCGCAATATAATCTGTGTTTTTATCTAAAAGATTTCTTGCTTGTTCATAGATAGGTACATCTACATCAGCATTTATAACAACACTATCTTTTGTAAAGCCAGTATGTGTCAATGTTTGCATATAGTTGCCAGGTTCTTTGGTAGCACTTCTAACTAGTTCTTCTGCACGTTTTGCAGCCGCATTGATTGTTCTGAATGCATAAGTTAATGATGTTCCTTCTTTACCTGCCGGCACACCATTCATATTGTCATCACCTTTAGTACTAACAAATAATGCTTCTGGTGAACTATAAGCTGTGTTATCTACATAGTATTTTGTAGCGGCTTGTAAATCTTCTTCTCCATTAGGGGTGCCTTCTCCTGCTAGTTCGCCTGGATGATCTGAAAGGAATAAATCTCCAGTCATTGTGTCGCCTTGTCTACGTAGTGTAGATATTCGTGGCATACCTGTATCTGCTAAGAAATTACCTGCAAGT